AAAGTTTGTACCAGAATGCAAAGCAGAAGTTTGCTTCCCCAAGAACATACGTTCGAGTTGTGATGTGTGTTTGGTGTTAATAAAAATTGTTAGCGATATGTTTCGATGATTCTTGTGGGTAATAAAAATTGTTATTGTTAAGATAAAATGTTAATTGATCGGGGGGTTTGTTTTAGTAGTGATGTAAAATGTTAATTGTTTAGTTAAATAAAAATACTTGACAGAGGTGTTAACAAAAATTGTTAGCGATATGTTTCGGAGATTCTTGTGGGTAATAGAAATTGTTATTGTTAATATAAAATGTTAGTGCTAACATAAATCGTGAATTGATTATTTAAAGAAAGTGTTGACAAAGGTGTGCACATGTGCTATACTTAAAGCATCAAAGAGATTTTATAAAACGTTATGAAAGTTACGAAGTAGAATGGTTCGATTTATTGCAAAATGGCATGTGTACTATTGAGGTGAGATTATGGCAGTAAGATATTGGTATAAGGAGATGATTAAACAATGAAAGATTTCTTGATCACATGTTTTATATTAGATTTATTTGTAATCTTAATGTTAATAATATATGTATTTGCATAATAAAGGAGGGCTGTAGCCCTCCTTATACTGTATCAGTGTTTTCAAGCGGCACGGGTAATTCAAGCATAATAATTTGAGCATCTACACTTGTAACCGCTTTGTCACTATAAACAAAAAATAACTCGCCAGAAATAGTGTGCCCGTTTAGAATTTTTACGCATATAGTAAGATTACCTCCAGTATGAGTAGTACTACTTGCGTGTGACGTGTCGATTGTGTCAAAACCTAGAGTAGTGTTAGAACTGGTATCTATAATTCTAATGTTAAAAGTTCCTACAAAATTAGCGGGTATAATTACCTGAAAGTTAATTAAAGCATAACAAGTATGGTCTGTAGTAAAATGTACTGGAGTATACCATTGCCCCCCTGAAGGAGAGGAAATATTAGCATTATCGAATGCATAATTTGGATTACCATCGAATTTAGTATTTCCATACACATTAAGCTTATTAAAAGTAGTAGGATATGTAATCTCACTGTATACATTATCATGTACCCTACTTTTCAAATTATCAGTGCTGTAAACCGCGCATCTGATAATAGACGCTTTGTTATTATAGATATCATTTCCGCCACTTCGAGTTATTTTACTAGTATGAGTGTGAGAAACAAAAAGATCCCAGTTTTCCTGGTCTAACCTCGCGTTACCATCACAGATATTATCATGAAAATTACATTTATAATTATCATAATCAGTATACAATCCAGTATATCCATTACCTTTGATGATATTATTACTTACGTCGCAAAATTCACCATTTACAGCGATTCCATGCGTTGCGAATCCAATAACATTATTTCCACTGATAATATTATTGATACACTGTTGTCCATTCAATGTTCCAATCGAGATACCACGTCCAAGGGCTGTATTGCTTACTTTGTCGGTATAATCATCAACATTGCCGTAGAAAGTGTTATTTGTAATTTTTACATTATCAATAATATGGCTGGTAAGATATGCAAAACCACTCATACAATTTTCAGCAATATTATTATCAATAATACTAAAACGTAAATACTCAAATTTAAATGCTGTTTTAATATTATTGAAATGGCATCCATGAATATTTATATATTCAATCGGCGCCGAATTAGCTCCATTATGATTACCAATTCCGGCATCACTTAAACTTAGTGTCTCATATCCATACTTTTCTGGGTGTGAAAAATTACAATTACTAATTTCTACATTAGTACACGGTGTATTATCATACGGCCCGAACCACGGAAAAACCGTTGTTTGAGTAGCAACGTCCAACTGCAACATTTCAGTCTTGAAAGTAGCGGTTCCTGTAAAATGGCAATTCTCAATCAGCACCCTTCGGCAACTGTTGATTTCTACCAGATGCCAATTCTGCTGTTCATGAGTATCTGAGTTGCTAGCAAAATCACAGTTGATAATTCGAATATCACTACAATGACCAAACGCAACAATCGTTTGCGTCATATTCAAACCTCTAAACCACAATCCATCGATAGTGATATGACTATTAGCATTATAACCTCCAGCGGTTCCATCAGAATCATTGATGAACATATTATTGCTATCTTTGTTCTGAATTAGTGCCCGATAACCATATACATAGGTATTAGATTTAATTTTAATGCTATCACTGATAAGATAATTACCTGTCGGAAAATAAATAAAAGCGTCTTGCACAGCGAAAGCTTTTTTCAGAGCTTCCGTGCAATCAGTTGTAGCCGTATTATCTGCTCCGAAATCAGTAACAACATTAACAAAATTCGATATTTTGCTATTTATTTTACTAACAGCACTATTAACAGCTGTAAATTTATTATCAACTTGCAAGAAATTATTGTCGATTTCTTCGAATTCTTTTTCCATTTTAGTTAAAAGTTGATTATACCGTGCGAGTGCTTCTGCTCTGCCCTCGATATCTTTTATATTAATTATTTTATTCAGAATATTAAATTTACTTACATCGCTCATTAGCCATACCTCCTATTTTGTTCCTCTCTCCAAAACAATAGTTTCGGTTGCTTCGTCGTAAATAGCATTTATCATTAAATCATCAAACATTTTATCAATGTAGTTCTGAATTTGTTCACTGAAGTTATTGTTAATAAATTCAACAAGTTCATTCATTTTATTTGTAAGTTTGCACAGCTGTTCATAATAGCTTAAACTGTCATCATAGCTCAACGGCAGTATTTTTGCGCTACAAGGAATGAAAACTTTATCCATATTTGTACCTCCTACCATAACTGCATAAATAATGGTTTCAATTCATCAATTATCATTTTATCAATATTGATAATTGACTTTCTAAATTCAACTAATAACTGTCCATAGTTTTCGCTGTTATTCTTTCCCATCACTTTTTCCGTCCATGTTTCGGTTGTTTCTGATGTGCCAGTTTCAGAGGCGTTTGTTGTTCCATTTTCACTTGTATTTGAACGGATAGTTCCCTCATTCACAGTAGTGCCCTTATTTAGATTTTCATTCGTATATGTTCCATTTAGTGAACTTGTAGAATTTTCATCTGATGAATTAGTTGTTGTGCCAGTTCGTGAAATCATTCGAATATCAGTCAAATAATTTCCGGATTCAATTCCTTTAACACCTCCTTGCGGTGTATCATTGAATTTATTTGTTTCACCAGATGTATCATTATTACTACTTTCTGAATTAGTATTTCCCTTGCTGGTGCTGTCTGTTTTTGATGAATCTTTAACAGTGTAATCGTCTGTTTTAGTATTTTTGCTAGAAGTTGACACATCGTTCCATTTGCTGTTATTTCCCGTTGTTGTTTTGCTATCATTTCCCGTTACTGTTTTTGTGAATGTAGTAGTCATATCTGTGTTGTACAGGGGATTAAATTCATAAATAGTTGTTTTATACAATTGGTTGTACATTGGCATAATTTCACATAACGTTGAGTCAAGCCACAACTGCCATAAACCTACGGTTTCTGCACAAATTTCTCGAGTATAATAAGATCGTAAGATTTTCTCACACAGAATTTTTCTATAGCTTTCGTCGAAAATTTCCCAGTTAGTTGTGAAAATTTTATCCCATGATTTTTCAAGTACAGAATTAATACTATTAAACCCGACGCTTTCTTTTAATCCTGCTTTTTGCTCACAGATATATCTCACTTCCGTTGTGTATTTACTCATTATTTTTCACCTCCCAACATAGGAGTATCTAAACCTGCATCTATTTTTCCGAGGTCGTCAATTTCATCCCTGATGGCTACTTCAATATTTGTTTTGAACATATTATTGATTTTTTCTACTGCTCGCTGTCGTTCAGATAATCGTGAGTATCTATTCGCAAGAGTTCCGCCCAGTCCTCTTAAAACTTCATCTTTAATCAATCTTTCTTTTTTCATAACGTTTGCAGATGGAATACCCAAATAAGTAAGAGCTTCGTTCCATAAATTTGTTTTTAAATCATAAATTTTATCGCATACAAAAGGTGCATCTGTTTTTAAACAAATAACAGTGTTTTCATCGAAAGAATTGTCGGCAAAGATTACAGGACTATTGCCATCCATTTCTTTAAACGCATTTAACAGCGTTAGCCTCTGTCTCTGATCGCATTTTAACAAAATAGGTGTTTTTTGAGCATTTGCATTTACATCAATGATTCTGTCTAGATTGTACAGTCTCTGTGCAAATAACTCAATTGTTGGACAGGTTGGTGTCCTATCCATATTATTCCATATAATGACACTATCAGTATCATATAATGATTTTCGATAATTATTGTATTTGGAATATGCTACCCGTTTAATAGGTTCACCATAAACGTTAAAATTTCCATTACATACTACGTCTAGTGCAAGATTGCCAATTACTTCGTCATTGAAATATACTGCTCCTGCATTATAAAATAATGCTTGCTCAATATAGCGGCTATCAACGCTAGAAGGTAGATTTTTCCACTCAAACATACTAATAGAAATTTGTCGCAAAATGGAAAGATACTGACCATACGATCTCATGTTAAGAGATAAAGAGTCATCGAAATAGCTTTTCTTTTTACCCAAGCAATATCACCTCCTTACGACGGGCTGTTATCAAGGTCGTAGTTTCCAATTTCCGTGTGTTTTTTCCAGAATCTACATCCTGAATTGAAAATATTTTCAATTTTCCGTGCATCATCAGACGGTAAATTTCCCTCGACAATGCAATCTGTAGTTTTTACATACGTCCAATGCGGCCTAGCGTTCATGTTAGGGGTAGCAGTTCGACGTACCGCGTAGCCGAAAGCTGTGAAATAATCATCAATTACTTTTGCGTACGCCTTTGTAATGCATTTTTCGTAGATTCTGAAACCCTTTTGTTTTGTGGCAAGCAGAAAATCACTTTCCTGTGTTCCCTGATTTCTTGTCCCCATTTCAACAGGCATAGTATTAACAGTTAATAAATCAACAACTTTTCCTATGCTATTGCTAATGCCACCCATAATTGCACCCCCGATTGCACCAAGGATACCTCCGCCAGCTCCCGCGGCTCCGCCGCTGAGTGCCCCTTTTGTGAAACTGTTGAATAGGCTATTCGGCGCGGATGTATTTTGTTGTGCAGTATATGCGCGGTATGTGTCAATGTTGTAAGCACACAAAGGGAAGCTTGATAAACTGACTCGTTCATCAATTTCTAACTGTCCATTTCCTGACATAGACTGAACCTTGTAGTTGATAGGCATAAACAACGCCTGCGTTGATGCACCAAAAGATGCCTGCTCCGTGAAACTATATGTTCCACTACTTGCATTTCCCGGCACTGTGTTAAAGCATTCATATTTGTAATCTTTTTTGTCTCCCTCCCCGTTGCTTACTTCTGCATATTTATAGGGATAACAGAATAATTTATTATTTTTGGGAGTATATCCGTCGAGTGTATTATAAGGCTTATTATTTGTGTGAGTTTCTTTGTACCGATCTTCAATCGGAGTGCCTCCGGGAACTACATATTTAGCAGGGAGTGAGTATATTTTAACAATATTGTCTGCTTTATTTTTATCAATTAAAGAATTGATATAATTATTTGCAGATTCAGCTGTCACAAAAACAGATATTGCGCATCCGCTGTAAACTCCGCCTGCAATACCACCACCAGAGCCGCCTGATTCAGCCGCGGTCACTATAACGATAGGGTTAAACGACGTTGTTCCGGTAAGGGTATAATCATGAATACCTTCAATCACATGTTCTCCATAATTTACTCCCTCATCAAGAATATTAACGCCGATTGAATCATCTGTCACATGTTGCCGTTCGACAAAGCATTGTTTTAATTGAAAAGTTCCCATCCAAGTTGTAAGGTAATCAATTTCAAAATGTATTTCTGTCATGCCGTTTGAACGATATTCAATATTAGTAATAAACGCATAAAACCATTTATTTTCATATGATGTGTTTTTATATCGTAAATATCCCGCTGAAAGAAGATTGGCAATTGGAGTTCCGATTTTAATGATTCCTTTTTGCTGTGAAACATAAGATAAATTTGTTAAAGTTGCTATTTTTCCGATATTTGAAAAATATGAATCTTTATCGGCAGTTGAGCTAAAATATAATGCGTTATCATAATTACTAGACAATCCAATATCTTGAAATATTTCTATGCTACTGTTAGGCGTTATATACATAATTTTAATCCTCCGGCAATTTCCAAATTGAAATATATCCAGAAATTTTAAAAGTTTCGCTATCGGGTTTAATATATACATAAAAATTGGTTTTATCTTTATCAACAAGGAAAGTTTGACCAATTAAACTAGTTAGCGGTATATCTATAATAGGTGATTGCCCATAATAGGAAAAAAATGGTGAAATTTTGTTGGTAGAAGCCATGAATAAGCATTGTAAATTATCAGATGTAACCTTATTAAACGTATGCCTGTAGTAATAAATTCCTTTGTTTAACGTAGCAAAAAAAACATTCTGCTTGGTTATATCATTTACAATATTAACATCCGTTGTTTTAATAAGGGTTGCGGCTGATAAATTAATGTCAATCGATAAACTATTTTCGATATTATCAATTTTATTATAAATAATACTATTTATATTTCTATCTATATCTAGCATAATATCTCTCCTTTATATTTAATAAGGGGGAATAATATCCCCCTGCTATGTGTTATCCAACTTTATCCAATACAACAGTTGTCCCAACTGTGGCATTTGCATTGATCGTGGCAGACGCTTTGGCATTATAAGTAGTTCCATTTACCGTGGCACTTAACACAAGATTAGTTGCCGTGGCACTTGATGGAATCAACAAAGCTCCGTATTTCTGTACGCCTACGCCTGCTTTTGTTGCCTGCTCCGTCTGAACTAACTGAACATTATGCGGTTCTAACGTAGCCCCGTCCACCTGAGGCTCCAAGCAAAGAACTGTAGCAGTTTCGGAAATTGACTTGTCAACTACTTCAAACGTAATAGTTGCAGGAAGAGCGACAGTAGCTGTATTTGCAACAAATACAATGGCATTAGCAAACTGAGAAGAGCTAATTGTTTTCCATGTGTGATAGAAATAATTCCAGTATAAACCAGATGCAACGTATTTTTCTGTAAATTTATTCATATTGTCATAGCACTGGAACCAATTTTCATCTAACAGAACCGCTTTTACATCGTTCATTAGATTAAGCTCATCGGTTGTTACTTCCTCGATTCCGTCGGAGTAATCGCGGATAACCTCGAAACGTTCATTGTCAAACGTTGTAAAATCATCAATCAAAAACAGGCTTCCCATGAACGTTGCTTTGTCCATGTTGAACGCGGCGGCCAGAACCTCGACGTCATATTTCGCGTTGAAATCAGAGTCCATAAAAATAACCTGTCTTTCGCGCGGAGTATTATTTCTAACAGATGCCGCATTGTAAGTCGTTTTCGGAAATGTGATTGCATTGGATTTTGAACGAAAAGCGGTCGCGTAATTTTTCATATCAGAATTATCAACGGCGACCGGGTACATTTGACCTTTTGTTACTGCCTTGATAATCAGATATTTAAACAGCAGAAATTCGTCATATTCAGCGGCATTATATACAGATTGCACAATTTTAGTGACTAAATCACTTACACCCTGCCCGCTCAAAAAAAGCCTTTTTAAATCTTCGTCCTGAATGGTTACTGGATACATCGCTCTCCAGTTCATAATATGAAACTGACTTCGTACATCTGGAATAGTACGTTTAAACTCTCGTCCTTCGCCTTTCTCTGGGTTGTAATCGACTACTTTTGCGATATTTACAAAAATATCTTCCACCGTTTCTCCGAACTCCAAATAACCTTTTTTCAGTCTGGAATATGGATTGTTAAATGTTGCGCTCTGCGCTATCACTAACGCGATACGGTTTACTAGCGCATTTAAAAACTGATTCGCCAATGCCGGAGTTCCACAAATAATTTCTCCTACCTGCGGAATTTGTGTTGCTTTTTCTACTACAGGAACGCTCTGCTGATAATCGTAACTTGCGTTCTGTCGAATTACATTCAAAATATCAATCGTACTTGCGTTAAGTGTACTCTGTGCAATTCTTTTTGCCATAATTATTTAACCTCACTTTCTATAGTAAATAAATCGTCAAATTTTTTAGGTTCGTCATAATGTTCGATCTCAGGCTCGTCATCATGAATATCATCCCCTTTTCCCTCAAACCGTTCTTTGTAACGCTTACGCCATGAAGCATCGTTTTCTTCATATTTTGTTTTCCAATCTTCTTTATCTGAAAATGAATCAATAGTGTCTGATAAATCCTCTAGCAATGAAATATTATCATCACTTAAATTTTCTCCGAAACTTGCGCTAATTCTAGCAACTAAATCTTCCTTTGTTGATACTGCCATTTTTATTACTCCTTTCTTAAATGATTCTTCTCATAAAAAACCAAATTGGCATGTTTTTTCCTTTATTTCCGGGTGTTGGCCCCGGTGGCTCTGGTTCTACTCCTCCGGCCCACCAGTAAACTAACATTACGTTTGCATGTGCATCACTTCCGGTAGGGTCTTGATAGAAATTTCCTGACGTCTGCTTCCATGAGGAAGGGCTTGCTGATTTATTATCATAAATGAACTGGTAATAGTTCTGAGCATATGCAATACGCTCAGTCAATTTATTTCCGGGAACACCTTCCCAACATGCTAGAAATTCCTCTACCAGTAACGGTAAATTCGTGCTTGTTGATGACAAAAATTCAGATAAATTGCTATACCCCATCACAGAATTTGCCGCTGTCCAGTAATTTTCATGCAACACAAAATTTAACTGCCCGTAGATATCGCCATCAGCATAACCCTGACTAGTGACCCAGGTATGCAGGTTATAACAACGGCCATAAGGGGTTCCAACATTAGTCCACTGACCTAAACCAAAACCGCCGATGCCGTCGTATTGATATTCGTGATCCCACGTTGTCGGAATGAGAGACTCCCAAATGCCCGGATTCATGCCAGATTCCCACGCCCAGCAACCGCACATGGCGGCCACCACATAGGGACTTATTTTTCTTTCATCTGGCATTTTTATCACTCCTTATATTTGTTCCAGATGGGAAGCAGATCGTTTACGCAATGCTGAATCTTTGTATAATCATATCCAGCTCTTTTTAACGCCTTTTTTCTATCTTCTCCATTTCCGTACGCTCCGTTGATAACCTCGATTGCAATAGCAATCGTTTCAGGAATCCTAACAAAACTTGTATCAGCCATTGTTGTTATCCTCCTTTGAAATATGAAAAATTGATAATAGTTTCTCTGGGAGAATGTCAGTAATTTTAGAAATATTTTCGATAATTGAAACTACTTCCGTAAGGCATACAAAACCAAGCACGATTGGAAGTAACTTAACATCCAAAACAAAACCGACTTCACTGCCATAACTATCAATCATTAATGCTAAAAAATAACAGATTAAGAAACCAATTTTTTTAAAAATTCCATCTCGCAGTTTGCTTGATTGCACTTCTTTTGCTTTAACTGCTGAAATTAAACCGGTCACTAAATCTGTTAAATTAAAGATTAATGCCACGCCAATACTATGCATGTATTCACCACCTTTACATTTAATTGTATATGTGTTACAATATAAATATATCATAAATATAAAAATATGTAAAGAGGTGTGTACTATGAACTTGCAAAAATATAATCATTTTATATCAGATGATAAAATTCATTATAGCGGAAATTTACTATTATCAAAAATGGATAAAAATGGAAACAAACCAGAAACGTATATTTCAACATCGAACCGTAGCGCTGGAAAAACAACATGGTTCGGGGGATATCTTCTAAATAAATTTTTAACAAAAAATGAATTGTTTTGTATTTTAATGAGGAAAAAATATCAGCTTGAAAAAGCGGTTTCTTTTATGGCATACTTTCCAAGCGCATTATCAGTTTATTATCCTGATTTAGAGATGAAAGAAGAAGTAGGTATTAAAGGAGTGTTTAACAACATTTATATTAGACTTCGGGGAAAGGAAAATGAATGGTTTCTATGCGGTTATAGCACTGCGCTTAATTCAAGCGATGATATAAGAAATTTTTCAAACGTGTTTAACAATGTTACAAGAATCTGGCTTGATGAATTTCAGCCCGAAAGCGGCGATTATGTGAAAGATGAAGTAAAGAGAGTTTTTTCTATTCATACATCACTTGCCAGGGGTGGCGGATTGCAGAGCAGATATTTACCGCTGATATTAACAGGAAACTTAATTGATGTAAATAACCCCTATTATGATCATTTTGGTATAAATCGTGATATAAATATAGAAACTAATTTTTATCGGGGAAATGGATTCATTCTTGAACAGGGATTTAACAAAAATGCCGCAGATGCCCATTTAAAAAGTACATTTAATCAATCTTTTTCTGAATCTGATTACAGTAAGCTATTAACAAAAAAAGAATATTTAAAAGATGATAACACTATGATTTTAAAATCTCCTAATTTAAAAGGTGATTATTTGTTTACTATTAAGTATTGCAATAAATATTTTTCAATTAGGTACTTGTACGGCCTAGGATTTTACTATGTTAATGAAACTGCTGACTTGACATACAATTTCGCACTCGCCGCAAGAAAAGAGGACTTATCGGACGATTGTATTTTTGACGGAGATAATCGTTTTAAAAAACGAATGAAAAAAATGTATCATAATAATATTGTTCGATTTTCAAGCTATAAGGCGCGAGAAGCATTTACTGAGTTTATTAAATAAAAAATTACCCGTCGAGAGAAGACGGGTAATTTAATTCAGAGTGTTTGTTTGGAATCTATTGGACTGTTAATAGTTAGCACATCGGAAGATATAAAATAAAATTCACAGTTAGTTATATGCAAACTTTCAATGATTATAAACTAGTAACAAATAATCTTTACTTCGGATTTTATCCTTTATTTGTAGCTATTCTATTATCTTGAACTTTTGCACCTTATTATTTCAATGGAACCACCCCTTCCTTGTTTATATAGTTATTTTACCACAATCATATAGAATTGTCAATAAAAAACTGCCACCGGAATTAAAAGATTCCGGTGGCTATTTAAGGAAAGGAGGGAAGAATGGGTTCCCCTAACCAGAGGGGGCTTATTACTAAATAGGCTAACAAGTGCTTTCTTTTGTTGCCATGGCAATAAAATCTTTCTCAAGCATCTTGTACACTGCGGAAGACTCTTCCTCTTTTTCGCAGGAAACAATAATAATATCATTATTTCCGAATACTGAGATAAGAATTTTCTTTGCTTCCTTTTTTCCAACTTCTCCGTTTAACTTATATGTATCAATCTGACCATTCATTACAAATGTAACTTTTGTGTTATACGTTACAATCGTTCTTGTAATATATTTCGCCATATTCTATTCTCCTTTTAATCAGCAAGGCTAAGAGTAATAAATTCACGCCCGTTTTTGCTTTTTAATTTATCAACCTTAACTGAGAACGGGTCTGTATCTCCCATATCAGTAAGGGTATCAATGATATCAGATAAAGAACGCATTACGCTTTCCGATCTGGTAGCGTATAACGCATCATATCCTGATTCATCCGGCTCAGAAATAATAAGTAATGAATTAAAAACCTCTCCGGTAGATTCATTTACAATTTCCTGTTCAATATAGCCTTTAAATGGAATGATAGTTCCTTTAGCTAACTCTTTCATAGGGATAGCATCATTTCTTGAGGTATAAGACAGAACTTTTCTTGCACTCATACCTTCGCTTGTTTTAATTACTTTTGCACTCATGTTTTTATTCTCCTTTTATTTATATTTTGTAGTACCTGCAATAGAGAAGTTCCGACACCGTTTATCATTCGTAAATAAAATCCAGCGGTTTCACCCGTGACAATCTGTATTTTATTATCCGAACCCCTCTATCCGGTACATATATATCTTAACATGTTTTATATAATTTGTCAACCCCAAACATCATCTTTTTCATATATTTCTTGATCATTCAGGGAAGAAATAAGTTCTTCGTACTCATCTGTAATTGACAATTCATATGACGTTCTTTCCATCGCTATATATGTTCCAATGTGCAGTGTGTTACCATCAATGTTAATGTCAAAATTATCTGTGTCATTATACAATAAACGTTTTTTCCATGATTGACGTTCTTCTAGTGTTCCATCAGCTCCTATCATGAAATGCATACCTACTTTAAAATTTTCAATTTTTCCTAACAGTTTTGCTCCTAACTTTTTAGGGACTCCTGCTATTGTAATGTGCAGTTGATCATTCTCATCATCATAGGCATACTTTTTTGCACCTAAAGTTATGAATCGTTTATAAAATCCGTCAAAATCAGCTATGCCTAAAATTTGCAACTCTCCTTTTTTCGTATATGCTTTGAAAGATACATCACAATTTTCCGCATATTCAATCCATTTTTTATTATAGTTTTCTAGTAATTCTTTATATTTCTCCCCATTCTCGATTTTAACAGAGTCAGTATCAGCATAAATAAAATCTTTGTATGTCATATCTATCAATTCCTGCAAGCGAACTCTAGCTAGTGCAGTAACCGTTACCCCCCACTGATAATTTAAAAACTTTCCACTTTTTACATTATAATATGATTCAATTTGACTTTTCGCTTCTTCTTCGGTAGGAGTTCGTAATGTCAATTCACCTGTGCCCTCCGAAAAATCTGATATATCTTTTACAATTTTCTCAACCATCATGCCGAAGGATGCATTTACACGATTTTTTGATTTCATATATTCATATTCTGAACCTTCAATACCCTTTAACTCTGTTTTCTTTACATACCAACCTGAACACTCTTTTCGTATTTCGTCTGGCAGGTAACTTTTTGTAGTATAGTAGGCTTTTGTTATCTTCATTTTGCCTGCATACTGTTTTTTAATTATAGAATATTCACAACCTAAAAAACTAAATTCAAATGAATCTTTTTGTGATATTAAACGCCCATTGTCAAAAATCCCTGTATTGTACGCAGAGGAAGAACATACCATTTTTGACTTCGGAATGTACGGAACGGGAGTTTTAATGTTATCCCTTAACTGTACATCCTCAAAAACAGCTTCAAATATACACCAATAATTTTTAATGTAATATTCAATTCCATCAGGTGTCTGAACAGAATTAGTACATTCCATTAATCTACCAGACGGGAATTGATTCGAGCATATTATTACAGCAGGATATGACGACGCAAAATCATATGATGTAACATTTGATATTATTCTACCTACTTTATAACGATTAGCATGTGTATTACCGCCGCGAAAAGCTTTCACTAATAAATTATATTGCTCTAATGTGATTTTTTGTTTGTCCATGTATTTTTGCCGATATGTTTTTTTCTGCTTAAATTTAGCATCCGATTTCGCCCGGTATGAACCACCGTTATATGTACTTCCTAAGCAGGCTTTTTTGTATGATCGTCGAACATAGCCAGTATTTGTCATTGGAATTGTTTTTAGCGTGTCACCTTCTTTTGTCATTATTGACACGACAGCGTGGTACAATGTAATTACATCCATTCCAGAGTAATATAGAATTTCATCCGATAATTCAGACCACGGATAGCGAATATTTTCATAGTCTATTAGCTCTTTGTCTTTCTGATATTCTACCGCGTTGTAATTTTCGCAAAACTTAGCTAATGACATATTAGACAACAGATAACTGTCGCGAAAAATGATCGTATCAGAATTTAACTCAAATTTTGCTACTTTTCTATTCTTTACAAGGAAAACCTTAGTAAAATCTATATTTAAAATTGACTTTAAAAACTGATACTCGAAAGAGAGATTGTGTACATAGCAAACAGCTTGAATATTATGCTTTAACAAAACTCTCTCTATTTCAGAAAAAAGCATATAACACTCAGTTCGTGTCCTGCAAAAGAAAACAGTGTCGAGCAAATAAAGCTGATATAGATAAGGAAAACCTAGCATGTATTCCTTCGGGTTATGCGGATCGCTTTCCGGCATCGAAGACGTTTCAATATCAAAAGTTAAAGGAGTGGATAACAGCGCTTTACCTTTTTTGTTTAAGAGAAGACCGTCATTATTCACTAAGTAATCTATTTTTTTCTCTATTGACTCAAAGGAATATGTATAATAAAAACCAGATAGACGGCTATCTGGCAGTATATCTGGTTTTCTTAAATACGGCATTCTTACACACCCCCTTGTTAATAGTTACTAAAATGGAATCCAATTTTTATCTTTATTTCGCTCTAATGAATTTCTAATGTAGTCTGCTAGTGTTTTATCAGACTCTTGAATTTCATCGTATATATCTTTAATAGATTTATTTCTATTATCTATTTTTTGCATACCTATTGCTAAAATCAGCTGGTCACTGTCATACTTATTTTTAGATTCTACCCCTTTAGTAGTGCCTAAAAAATTAAGCATTTCAACTATTTCATCACTTGACATTCTATCAAGTTCAGGATAGTTTTCTTTTATTGTTTCTACTCTTTGCTTCTCTATTTCCGCTACTCCTTCTAAGGTTGCAGATTTCCAGTTTCTGACTTTCTTTAATAACTGTATTGCTTCCTCGTAGTTGCTAATTTTCCTAGATTTTAAACGATGCAATAAATTCCCTCTTTTGCCGATTGCACCTGAACTAATTGTGGATTTAATGTAATCTACAGTTTTTGATGTTTTACCGGCTTTTTTAATTTCCTTTGCCCTCTCATTAAATTCTTTAACTAAGGAACGATATTCTCTCTCTAGCAAGTCCCTTCTACTAACTTTCCTAGCCATATTCAATCCTCCAATGTATGCATTTCAGCTCTTTTAATTGATTTCAAAATTTTAACCTTGAAATCAAATGTAGACTCTGCTATGATACTAACCATATTATTACCATAATAACCAGTAGTTTTAACCATGATTTTATCATGATCGATTTTCATTTTTAACGAAGATATACAGTCAAAACCTAACTCTTTAAGTTTTTGTACAATATTTATTTCCGATACTCTTTTAAAGCTATAATTATTTGCATAATCTGTAATTAAAGAATCAATAAATTGACTCTTTGTTTGATTGCCACAACTACTTTCATATTCAAGTATTGCAATATTTGTTTTGTTTAATGAAACTGTTATGCGCTCCTTAGATTTTGAAATCATTTTCATTCCTCCTTTTATTTACACTAATATAACAATTTCACATGGAAATACTTTAAAGTAATCAACTTCCATTTTTAATATCATTTGCAATTCCGGTAATTCATCAAAAAATACTCGTTTTTTTCGAGAAACGAGTTCTTTTCCAGTTGCCTGCACTACTGTAATAAGCATTTTATTGTCAACGTTACCACAAGCATATAGTAAATCTTTCACTGTCATTTCCATTTCCTCCTTTTGATAATTTAAGTATATCACATGTGCACACCTCTGTCAAGTATTTTTATTTAATAAACAATTAACATTTTACATCACTACTAAAACTACTCTAGGTTTTGACACAATCGACACGTCACACGCAAGTATTACTACTCATACTGGAGGTAATCTTACTATATTCGTAAAAATTCTAAACGGGCACACTATTTCTGGCGAGTTATTTTTTGTTTATAGTGACAAAGCGGTTCAAAGTGTAGATGCCCAAATTATTATGCTTGAATTACCCGTGCCGCTTGAAAACACTGATTAAAAAATATAGGAGGGTTTTTAACCCTCCTATAATCTCTTACTGTCATAACCGTAGCTCAATCATACACATGCCGTTTTGTAATAAATCGAACCATTTTACTTCATTATTTTCATGACGTACTAACAAGTCTCTCATATACACAAAATCAAAATTTCCGCTAGCGTCGACAATCTCAACCCGTGTATTATCATACAAATTGTTACATACCGTATACAATTCTTTCACTGTCATTTCCATTTCCTCCTTTTAATTTATTATATCTCTTTTGATGATTTAAGTATATCACATGTGT